AGAGTATTTTTGCGATAAATATCGTAAAGAAGCACCAATCTCACCATCAGGTCCACCATTGCCCCACTAGGGATAGAGGTCTGAAATGCCCTATTTTACTGGATTTATTCGACTAGCTTAAAATAAACATCAAGAGTTTTTGAAATATTATTGTAAACCATATGGTCTACAATGGAGCGAAGTGCATTTGCTTTATGGGTGTTGTCGATTGTATCGTCTTTTAAAATATCTAAAACAGAAGATACTCTGGATAGCATCTCTTTTTTCTTATCTTCCTTATTAGCAAATTCGTCAGCATCCTTTAAAAGCTGTTCGAGGCGTGTTCGTTCCTGGAGTAGTATCTCTTTATTTGCTTTATATTCATCAATGGTATCAATGCCATCTATATAAGCTTGTTTTATTCGAGCTTCCTTAGAAGCTACTGCTAATAATTGTTGCTTTATTATTGTATCATCATATGTGCTGGTTTCTTTATGAACAGGCTTGTATTCAAAAGATATATTGTTTGATGTTAGTACATACTCAAGGGAATTTAACACAGCTTTTAGTAATTCATCATGCTTAATGAAATGACTTTGGCCACAGGCACCCTTTTTATATGCCTGGCATTGCCAATTAGTGATTTTCATATTTTCACGATTAACGGAGGCTGTTAATGTTTTGTGACAGTTTGAGCATTGAATTATACCGGACAGCCAATGTTTAATACCAGCAGTGCTATGAGCTTTAAAAGGTCTTGACCTTTGTTTAATAAGGAGCTGCACATTATCCCAATATTCTTTTGTGAATAATGGTTCATGTTTTCCTTCTGCAAGAATCCATTCGCTTTTGTCTTTGAGGGTATGTGATTCATGCTGCTGTCTGTTCCATCTTACAATACCACAATAAAATGGGTTTTCTAGAATATATTTTATTGTTCGCTGCTCAAATGTAGAGCCTCTTGTGGTCCTATAACCAATGTCATTTACTATTCTTGCAATTTCAACAACAGCTTTTCCGGAAATATATTCGTTGTATATCATTTTAACAATAATGGCGGCAGGCTCATATATGTAAGGTATACCGGTTTCTTTGTCCATTTTATAGCCAAGTGGCAATGTAGACTGATAACCACCTCTCAGAGCATTTTCGGTCATTCCTCGCATAACCTCACCAGATAATCGAATGGAATAGTATTCATCCATCCATTCAATGATACGCTCTATAAGCGAACCAAAAGGACCATCTACAAGAGGCTCTGATACAGAAACAACCTCAACATTATTCTTCTTAAGGAGAGATTTATAAACGATAGATTCCTCTTGATTTCTAGCAAACCTGCTATATTTCCAAACTAATATAACATCAAAGGGATGTTCCTTTGCCTTTGCAAGACTAATCATTTTCATAAAAGCAGGTCGCTTGTCTGCTTTCTTTCCTGATATACCACCATCAATAAATATATTATCATCTGTGACAATATATCCGTTCTTTTTTGAATAGTCCAAAATGAGCCTTTTTTGAGCATCAGGAGATAGTTCTTCCTGATCGTGTGTACTAACTCTAATATAAATACACGCATTTTTTAAATTTTCCATAATGTATCACCTCTATATTTTATGAATAGGGCATAAAAATATCCCTTAGTATTGCAAAATACCAAAGGGAATGATACAATAAAAGCTGGTTAGGGCTTGGTATCATTGGCGTGGTATCTTGCGTTGCTCCCTGTTGGCGCAGGGAGCTTTTTTAAGATGTTAAATATATAGTTTTGCAGATTCGATAAGTTTTTCTTTATATGTATATAAATCATTAAGTGATGAAATGTAATATCTTTTAAAATTTTTATCTTGGTCTGGTATCATAATTTGTTTTTGTTTTTTGTCTAAATTAATTCTACAAATAGGTTTTCGGTTATTATCTTTATACAGTATTCCAAAATAACTTTCAGTATCTCTATAAACAACATCTTCAATAGGAACAGTACCAGCTAAAATTCCACGAACAATGTAAAACGCTTCGAGTTCCTCTGGGGTTGTCACTATTTTTGCTGGGGCAGTTTCATTTGTTTCGTTAATTACGGTTTCATTTTTTTGTTCATCCTCATTAGGGGTTAAAGCTGAAGAGATTTTTTGATTTACAATATCATTAATAAACCCATTGCTGGCTTTTTTGATAATAGGCTTAAATTTATCCACAATCTTTTGATTCTTTTGACCTGTATAAATGCTGTTCAATATGAATCTAATATAATCATCAGTAGGTTCATCAAATAATTTTCTGAGAGTGTCTTTAATGGAATTAGAATATTTTAATTCAGAGGCTGTACTAAAAATATTTTCCTTGTCATATGCTTCTTTGGAAAATTTCTTTAATTCGTTTACAAGAGGTTCTCTTAAATCTTGCAGATTAATCTCTAAAAAAGGAGTTAAATCCATTTTGTTAGCTTCGTCTAAGTCTGTATAAAATCTGTATACAATACCATTAGTTAAAATACCGAATTTTGCAGGAGATGTACTAAAATATCTGAATAATTGAGAACCATGTTTTTCAAGATTATCACCACACCATTTACATTCGATTAGAATTGTAGGTTCGTTATTAATCAAGATTGCATAATCAACCTTCTCTCCTTTTTTTATACCGACATCAGCAGTATATTCAGGACAAAATTCAACAGGGTTAAATACATCATAACCAAGTAATTGAAAAAAAGGAACAACTAAAGACATTTTTGTTGCCTCTTCTGTTTGAATAGTGTCTTTTAGGGAAACTATTCGTGCTGAAAAATCTTTCAAATCATCATAAAAACTCATAATAAATCCTCCTTGAGTGTACTATTTATATTAACTTCATATTTAGAAGTATACTTATCTATTGCATCATTTAAAAATTCCTCTGTAACATCTAAATAGGCGGCTATCTCATAAGAGTTTGTACAACCAGCTTTATTATAATTCAAAATGAACAAAAAAACTAATAATATGTTCTTTACATATTCCACCTTCAGTAAGTTCTATAGGTACTTTTTTATATTTTGTAGATTTTCCTGATATAGAGTAAATTTGTTTATTATATTTGCTACATATTGGACATCTATTTGTGCTTGTTACATATATCAAATCTTCGTTCCATTCGTGTGAATTTTTAATAATTTCATCGTATCTTTTTTTATTTGAGATACATTTGTTGATAAATTCAGGATGATGTTGGTAAATCTGTTCTTCCTCATATCTTGCTAAGTCTAAATCACCAGTTAGTTTTATATATTTAGGTAATCGGAGATAATCCTTATCAAGAAGAGGTAAATGATCATATGTGTCTGAGATTTCATTTGATTTACGGAGACACGCAATAGCCATATCAAGTTGGTTATTTTTTTTATAAAAAGTAGCCCTTCGTTGTAAATAGTAGTATAAAGGTTTACCATCAATTTCGATGTAGAAATACTTTTTAGGTATAGCTAAAATACTATTAGCATTGTCAAATAGGTGTTTGTAGATAAGTTTCATAATTAAGCTCCCTTTCTGTGAGCAATGTGTTCTATTGTGTCAGCAGATGAAACACTTTCAAAGTCCATTTTAAGGATGTGACTGAGAGCATGAAGATAAGCATCACAGCGTTTCTCTTGATTCATTCTTGCATTTAAAAAAATTGAGTAGCTTCCATCATCATTGTGTGTTACAGTTTCAGATACTTTAGTATTTTTAAAATCAATGACATATACATTTATATCTGGTGTCATAGTATTTCCGTCCTCCTTTTAATGATATATTACAATATATATCCGTCCAATATTGTGTACTTTGGTACTTAGTTATTCTTTTCTTTGTTCTTTAAAGCTAGAAGCATTGTATGAACTGTCTGTAAATCTTCTGGTGAAGCATCTCTTGCAGCATCAAAAAGAAGGGAAAGTTCTTTGCTTTCAAAAATTTGTTGAGCAATTTCTTTTGTTTCGTCATTATAATAATAATCCGATTTGTTAGGTTCTTGTACTAAATCGGCTCTAGTGCAATTAAAAATTTCACACATAGCATCTACTTTATCCATACGAGGTGATTTTGTGCCTTTGCACCAATTAGTAACAGATTGAGTAGAGACATTAAGTCTTTTTGCTAGTTCTGATTGGGTAAAACCATATTCAGTTAAGTAGTATCGTAATCGTTTTGAAAAAACTTTATTAAATTCTGCTTCTGAATTGCTTATATTAGATATTTCTTCACTCCATCCCATCAGATATGATTCAGAAATATTAAGAGCCTTTGCAATAGCTTCAATCTTATCTGACGGAATATTTGTTATAATATTTTTCTCATATTTATATAGTGTCTGCTTTGAAATTTTTATTTTCTCAGCTAAGTCAGTTTGGGAAATGCCAGCCAATTCTCTTTCTTTTCTGATTCTGTCTCCGATAGTCATTTGTGTTTCCTCCTTGCTTAACTCGTATTTTAATTGTAGCACAAAAAAGTTACAAGTCAATAAAAAAATAACTTGACAAGTTACAAAAAAGTGGTAATATTACAGTAACTTAATAAGTTACAAAAAAACGGAAAGGAGAAATTAAGATGATAAATACAGCTGAATTAAGGGGAGTAATTGCAAAAAATGGTAAAACGCAAAGTGATGTAGCTAAAATGCTAAATATTACTCCAAAAACATTTTATTGCAAGATGAATAAAGGGGTATTCGGCAGTGATGAGATACAGATAATGATTGATAGGTTGAATATAAGTAATCCAATGGATATTTTTTTTACAAAATAAGTAACCTAAAAAGTTACTAGATATAAAAGGAGGCAGAAGGTGAAAAAACAATTATCCGAAAATGAGAGGTTTTTAATACAAGACCTAAAAAATGAAGGGATAAAACCTGTGTTTAATAAAAAAGGGCATCTGTGTTTTAAACAAAGACACCCAATTATGTGTAGCAAGGAGATGATACCATCATACATATCATTAGTAAGTATCGTATTTAGCCTAGTTGCAATAATATTGAGATTATGCTGAGGATTAAAGCAAAAACAACAGTAACGAAAACGAAACGCAGGAATATAGTAGAAATAGCAAAGAAAAAGGAGCAACGCAATTAATGAACATAAATATCTATATTATGCGAGGAAATGAGACATTAAGCTGGGAAGATTTAAACGCCAAAGAAAAACAAGAAATCGGCTCAGCATTAAACCAACAAGCCTTAACCAGCATTGGCTATAAGCCAGAGAAAGAAGAGAGAAGATGAGAAAAAAGATAGTAAGTGTAGCCTTGGGGGCATTGATAGGAGTGCCACTGGCTCTATATGCTGTAGGACATCCTAACAAGCCAACAAAGCTACAGGCAGATAATAATGTGGTTGTTTATATGGTACAAGCATCGGCACAGGAAAATATAAATGAAACTGTAATGGCAGCAGTGCCGGAAGAAACCACAAAAGCATTATATAGTGATGTGCCATTATCTGAAGGTTTAAAAGAATATATAGTAGTGCTATGTGAAAGCAAACATATATCACCAGCTCTTGTATTTGCCATTATTGATAGAGAAAGTTCATTCGATGAAAAAGCAATCGGAGATAACGGACATTCATTTGGTTTAATGCAAATACAGCCTCGCTGGAGCAAAGAGAGAATGGAAAAGTTAAATTGTATGAACTTATTGGACCCATATAAGAATGTAACAGTTGGAATAGATATATTAAGTACATTTTTTGAAAAGTATGAGGATATAGCATATGTGCTAATGGCGTATAACGGAGGCGAGAGCTACGCAGAAAATAACATGAAAAATGGTATCTATGAAACAGACTATACACGATATGTGTTGGAAAAATCAAAGGAATATTCTTGCGACATCGCAAGATAGGAGGAAAAACATAATGGAACATGACAAAAATAACATATACAATCTTGTACCAATAAAGCTTTTAGAAAGAAATTGGGCATTAGACGGACAAGCAGTGATTATTGAAGATGGAAGAGTAACAGGTGTGGTAAAGGAAGGTTATCATGCTACATAAAAATGAAGAACAGCGGGTCATAAAAAGACCAGCTGTTCTACTTAAAAAATTTTAAGAAAAAATACTATTTCATTATAAACCAATATGACAAAAAAATCAAGTAAAACCAGCTTTTAGACTGTTTTTATGGCTTGATATTTTATATTAAACTTAGAAAATTTTAAAGAAAGAAAAAATACTATGGCATATATAAAAAATACATTTATATATCCTGATGGAACACTTGAGATTGAAAAAGTATATTCCAGCAGGTATGGGAGGCATATAAGAAATGGACCTCGAGAAAAGCCTACCATAGAAGAGGTAGAAAAAATCAATATAAGGAATAGGGTTAAGAAGCTTAGGAGGTTGCTTAGAGCTAATTTTTATGAAGATGACTATCATATAACATTGACATATCCAAAGGATAATCGACCAACACAGGATATAGCAAAGAAAATATTAAGAAGATATGTTGCAAAGCTAAGAAAAGAATACAGAAAAAGAGGACATACTCTTAAATACATCATAGTGACAGAATATCACAATAAGGCAATACATCATCATATGGTCATTAATAATCCGGAGAATATGGAAAAAGTCATAAAAGCTTGTTGGAAATACGGCCATGTTAATTTTTCACCTTTGTATGCTGATGGTGATTATGAAGAATTAGCAGAGTATCTTTTGAAAGAAACCAGAAAGACAAGAGCAGAGAATAAAAATAAAGCTTGCTATATGAGAAGCAGAAACCTAGTTGAGCCTGTTAAAAAAACAGAAATAGTAAAGGCTTCGTCCTGGAGGGAAATACCAAAAGCACCAAAGGGTTATTATTTAGACAAGAAAACACTATCTGCCGGTATAAGTGATTTAACTGGTAGACCTTATCAATATTACACATTAGTAAAAATAAAAAGGAGAGAATGAGATGTACGAAAAATATGGATATTTTGAAACAGCAGAGGAGATAAACAAAAGGGCAGCAGAGCTTAGAGCAGAGGGGAAGTACCAGGAAGTAAAGGAACTGGCAAAGGAGAATGGTATAGAAGAGGAAATAGCAGATTACTTTTGCGAAGGCGAAGTAGAAGGCATATGTGATGAGGAGAGTGCAGCTATTGGAAGAATCGATGTTGAAACAGAAAATCTACAGCCACAAGAGATATTTAGGGACTGGATAGAATACATAAAAGCTTGTGTATGCAAAGATAAAAATATGGCAAAAGCTGTAAGGAAAGAAGTTAAAAGCATAGAGGAATGTATAAGCAGGATAATGATATGGTCATTTAAAAATGCTTATGATGTACCAAAAGAGATAATAAAAGAAGCTCAAAAAGATGTGAAAGATATTCCAGGCAAAGTAAAAATGGGAGTACCAGGAATGGGAACGGCCAAGAAGCTTATAAAAGAATACTATCTTAGCTAAAAAGATAAGGAGGTTTAGGTATGATTGCATTTAAAGGCTTTAATAAACAATTAGAATGTACCATGGGAAGGGGAAGATTTAAGTATGAAATAGGCAAGACCTACAATGAAAAAGAATGTATGGTTGCATCAAAAGGCTTTCATTGTGTAGAAGAACCCATAAGGGTTTTAGACTGGTATAGTGATAGGTTTTGCATTGTAAAGATTGATGGAGATATAAATATGAGAGATAACAAGGTAACAGCTACACAGATGACTATTTTACAAGAGGTAGATATTACACAATTAGCTGTACATGAATGTTTGTGGATTCAAAAACATTATGATAGAGAGATGTCATCAAGAATATGCAATGACGAAGGCTTTGCGAATGATTCATTTGTGATCGTGCGTGGGAAACATCCAAAGGCAGCAGGGGAAGAAAAAACAACACTTTTTTTACTTCAGGAAGAATTCGAGAGCAAAAGAATTAAAAAGATAGTAGCAATATATATTGATGGCAAGATAAAAAAAGCCAGTACATTTTATAACATTAACGAGAAGGAGGTGATTGCCAATGCTGGTAAAAGAAGAACTTCGGAAATTAAGAAGCTTAAAAGCAACACCTAAAATGATACAGATAGCAAGTAATGATATTGATAATAAAAAATACAAAGTATTACTTAGGGTACAAAATCTAAAAGGTTTTATTAAAATAGCAGTTTTTAATCCAAAAAAGATAAGAAAGGGAATATTAACACCAGGGTTAGAATTGTTCATCAATCCGCAGACAGGTGAAAATATAAGCAGAAAGATTGATGATAACAATGCAGAAACCGGATGGAGTAACGGCTATATCACAAATCTAACAAATTATTGGTGGAGGAGCTCTTGTTCATATATAAGTAATGATGGTAATAACACTTTAAAACAATTAGGAAATGAAAAAGATGTTATGTGGAGGATTTTTTATTATCAACAGGAGAAAAGAAAAGAAAAAAATGATAAAAGAGAAAAATTAAAATTGGAAGAGTGGGATAAAGAAATGGGGCTGGTGCCTGAACCACCAAAAGGTGTTGATGAGTGGTTACATAAGAAAGTTATTGAAGATAATTATGTTTTTTACAATAAAAAAACAGGCGTATGTTACTGCAGCTATTGTAGAAAAGAGATGCCTTTAGAAAAAGAACTACCAGTTATGAAAACAATATATAAGCATAATAACAAAGCAAAATGTTACTCCTGTGGAAAAACAGTAAAAATGAAAAATATTAATCAGCTTGCAAAATTAACAGTTACAAAAAGGTATAGTTATCAAGTAATTAGCAAAATTAGTAATGCAATAGTAATTAGAGTGTTTTGTATACAGCTTTTTTACAACAAAAAAGATTATAAAAAACCATATAGACAGGTTGAAGAATATATCAGAATTATATTTGATGGGAAAAGTATTAAGCAATATTATTATGACTATTACAAAAATAGTTATAAGAGATGGATAGCAAAAAATTCAAAAGATTACTATTGCTATCCTTACGAACCATATTTGTATAAGAAAAATCTGAGAAGCATAGAAACCGTAATAGGAAAAAAGAGCGCCATAGTGCAATATATTCGTGCAGGAAATAAAAATATAAAAACATATATAGAAAAGGAACTTGAAAAGCCATATTTAGAAAAAATAATAAAAGCGGGATTAAATGAGTTAGGAAGAGATGTGATTGACCGATCCAAATATCTTCCTAATCCCAAATATGATGAATGTGCAACAGAGCTGGCGAAGATATTGCTTATAGATAAAAATAGGTTGGCCAGATTAAGAAAAATGAAGATGCAAAATTATGCTGCATTAATGTGGTTACAAGAAGAGAAGAAAAATGATACCACATATGATAATGAGATGATTGAAGAGTTTGCTTTGAACGATATTATACCATTTTTCTTTGAATTTTTAGAAGCGAAAATGTCATACAGAAAAATATACAATTATTTAATAGTTCAAACAGACCCAGATGAAACATTAAAATCAACAATAAGTACCTGGAAAGATTATATGAATATGGCCAAAAAGTTAGGAATGCGAACAGAGTGCGAACAAATATATAAGCCTAAAAATTTAAAAGATGAACATGATAAATGTGTAGAGATGATGCAAAAGGGTGAACTGGAGATAGAGACAAAAGCTTTAGAAAACAAGTGGCCAACTGCCAACGAAATTATTAAAACATTGACAAAATATGAATACAAAGGGGAAAAGTATTCAATAGTTGCACCTAAAAGTATATATGACATAGTTGTAGAGGGAACAGTATTAAAACATTGTGTCCACACTTGTGATTTCTATTTTGATGCGATATGCAGAAAAGAGTCTTATATTTTGTTCTTAAGACGAAACGATAGAATAAATACACCATATTACACACTTGAGGTAGAGCCATCGGGCAATATAAGACAGAAAAGGACAACAGGAGATAATCAAAATAAAGATTTTCAAAATGCAACAGATTTTTTAAAGAAATGGCAGCAGGTAATAAAGCAAAGATTAGATGATGAGGATAAAAAGTTGGGGGAAAAGAGCAATGAACTAAGGAAAAAGAAATATAAGGAGCTAAGGGAAAAAGGCTCCAAGATATGGCATGGAAGATTGGCAGGAAAGCTTTTAGCAGATGTACTAGAAAATGACTTTATGTCTGCAATGTAGGAAGGAGAAAAAATGGAATATCACCAGATAACAATAAATGAATATCTTGACTTAAAGAGAAAGATAGCGGACAAGCTGAACAATATGGCAAATGATTATATAACGATAGGCTATTATCTCAAGCGTATAAGAGATACAGAAGCATATAAGCAGGACGGATATGCAAGCTTGGCCGAGTTTGCTCAAAAAGAGTATGGTTTTTCAGAGGCTGCGACATCAAGAGCTATTGCAGTTAATACAAAGTTTTCTGTTGATGGTAATACACCACTTTTATTAGAAAATTATAAAGGATTTGGCAGCAGTAAGCTGTCAGAAATGCTCACATTATCAGATGATGATATAAAGCTAATAAAAGAAACAACCACAGTGGCCACGATAAGAGAAATCAAAAAGTTTAATAAAGAGTCAGAGGAGTATCAAAGCCAAGTAAAATCAACAAAAAATGACAATATGGCAGCAGTTGAGGAGGCAGAAGAGGGAGAAGAGGAAAAAAATGAGGTAAAAACCGAGCAAAGCCGAGTAAATACTCAGTCTTGCGAAGATTTACACAAGGTAATAATAGAATTTTTTAGAAATGAAAAAGAATTACTTGACAATGTGTGGGAACAGAAGTCAGAGGAGGATATTGTTGAGATAATCAATCCAAGTGGAAACAGAACATATAAAAAAGGCTTATATATGTTGTTTTTATATAATTTCAAAGAAGGTTTGGCCTTTAAAAAATTTGGAAAGCCAGAGCCTATACATATATCCTGGCATGATTTTATAGCCAAAATTGTAGAGGTATATAAGGATGTATATGTAGCTGGTAAAAGCATTCATGAGGTTTTCTATGGAAATGTTGAAAATGAACAGCCAAAAGTGGAGCAAAGCCAAGTAAAATCAACAAAAACTGAACATATGGCAGCAGTAGGGGAACTCTCAGAGGCAGCAGGACCAGAAAAGCAAAAAGTGGATGTTTTAGATATTCCAAAAATTGCGATGTCGCAAGTAAATACTCAGCTTTGCGAGGATTTAGAAGTAGAAAAAGTAGAAGCAGAAATTGTTACCGAAATAAAGCATATAAAAGTATTTAAAGAGTCAGGAACAGTCAGGTACCAAGAAAATGGATTAACTATAGCAACTGAAAATTGCATAGACGATATTATTGGAATAATAGAAAGCGAAATATCAAGACAAGTAGCTGACAATATGGTATGTGAAATCACATTTAGGAGGGAGTAATATGGGAAAAGTAATTGACAATCTAAAAGGCTCTCCGTGTAGTGTAGCAGGATATATGGCTAAGATGAATATATGTGTTAATGCTAAAAATTGCTTAAGAGAATTAAAACCGAATGATAAATATGCTTGCTGGGGCTGCATTATGAATTTTTTGTCACAAGAAGAATCAAATATAGCAAAGGAGAATGAGAAATGTTTATAAAGCAAAATGCTTTTGAAAAAATATTAAATAAAAGTTTTAGAGGGGCAGGATTTACAATAGCGAGGCTGGATGAAGTGAATAGTGAGGGAGAAATAAGAGAAAAGTATGTAATACAATCATCAATAGGTACATGGAGAATAATGACAGATGTTCAGTATATGCCAAAGGAAGCAAAGGCATCAATAATAAAGCTTATAGGAGAAATGCCAGGAAAAGGAGAGTGCTGGACAGCAAATAAAGACTCTGTACAGGTAGAGATGATTGAAACGGTAATAAGTTCAAGCAAAACACATAAAAGCAGACTGGGCAAAACAGATATATATATTCAAGACAAAAGGGTATATCAGGATTTTGAGAATAAAAATATATATTTGGTTCGAGGAGTGTTCGATGCAGCTGTATGTACATCAGTTATTGACGAAAGCTATGAGAGTGCCCCAGCAGGACCATATATAGATATATCTGATAAATTCATATGTTGGGAAAATGAAACAACATATTTGGAAATATGCAAAGAATTTATCGAGCCTGATTCAAATATGGAAAGCGTTATACATCAGATGGAAAAAATATCTTTTATCCAAATGTAGGAAGGAGCAACAATGAACAAAGCAATATTAATGGGAAGATTAACAAGAAATCCGGAGGTAAGGTATTCACAGGCAGGTGATAAATCAATCGCAGTTGCAAGGTTTACATTGGCAGTTGATAGAAGATTTAAGAAAGAGGGAGAGGCTACGGCTGATTTTATCTCATGTGTAGCATTTGGTAAGCAGGGAGAATTTGCAGAAAAGTACCTTAAGTAAGGAACAAAGATAATGATAGAAGGAAGAATACAGACCGGAAACTATACAAACAAGGATGGCCAAAAGGTGTATACAACAGATGTGATTGTAGAAGCTTCATACTTTGCTGAAAGTAAAGGAGCAGACAGACAAGAACCAAAGAACATAGATGAAAATGGTTTTATGAATATACCGGATGGTGTAGAAGGATTACCATTTGAGTAGGAGAGAGCTATGAAAAGCAAGATGCAATCAGAAAAAAGGTGCTATATATGTGATGCTTATGGTTATGTGGAAGAACACCATATATTTTTTGGAACAGCAAACAGGAAAAAAAGTGAACGATATGGTTTAAAGGTATATCTATGTTATATGCACCATAGAGATAGCGTAATAGGTGTACATTTTAATAGGGAACTGGATCTAAGCCTTAAGAAAAAAGCACAAAAAATTTTTGAAAAGGAGCATTCAAGGGAAGAATTTATGCAAGAATTTGGAAAAAATTATTTGTAGAAGGAGGAAAACAATGTATAGCGTGGATATATACACTATTATCGACAGAGAAGCTTATTCATATCAAATATCATTTGTTGATGATAAAGGAAAGGTACATGAAAGAAGCTATAAGCGTGAGATAAATGCAAGTAAAAATCAAAAAGAACTATATGCCATAATAGATGCAGTAAAGGTCTTAAAAAGCAGATGCAATATAAAAATACATACAGAGAGTAGTTATATTGTATCAGCAATAAACCAATGGTTAGAAAAATGGCAGCAGAGCAGATTTATAAATGCAAAAGGTGTTGAAGTAAAAAATAAAGAATTGTGGCAGGGATACATATTACTCACGCTAAAGCACAATGTTGAGGTGATAAAGGAAAATGGAAGTCAAAGCAATTAATGTAGAAAGAAGCTCAAGAGAGCTATATGCTAAAAAGATAGTAGCTGATGAATTTAAAAAGCCTAGTAAGGCAGCAGTAAAGGTTTTTAAAAGACCAGCATATCCAAATATAGAAAGGAAATAGAGAAATGGGAGCACAAGCAGCAGTTGAGGAGTGGAGTAATATTATTGATGAAATCAGCAGTAATGAAGGCGAAACTACGGAAAATATTATATCAGCAAATAGTAGTTGGTTATATGGATATATAGCAGCATTAAAGGCAGCAAAAATGATAAATGATGAGCAATATCAGCAAATGATGAATATAATGGGGAAATTTGTTAAAAAAGAGTATGAAAAATTAGAAAATCAGAATGAGAACATTGTACATACATTTGAAGAGATACAGCAATATAGGAATATAGGAACAGTTGAGGAATGTAAAATAGCAATGGAAAAGCAACAACCAAAAAAAATAAAAGCAATGCGATGTGATTGTGGGAATATATTACTACCTTTTGATACTTTTTGCAATGAATGCGGCCAGAAGGTAAAGGTGGTTAAGTAAATAAGAATTTAGCGAGGTGATAAGATATGAACATGAAATGTATTTATGCAAATCCATATAAATATGCGTGTATATGCGATATCCCTTTTGAACTTGCTAAAATAATGTGCAAGAAACAAAGACATTTTGAAAAAATGCAAAGAAAACACCGTATGTACTGTCCAGTATGTAAATCTAAGAATCTGATTTTTGAAGGCGGTTCTTATGAAGAAGGATATGGAGACTTTATCGAGTGTGATGATTGCGGAGAAACATTCGACTGTGTTGAAGTTCCGAATGTAGAGTATGCAAGTCTGACAGGATGGGAAGATTTTGATGTAGTATTGTATTTTAGTAATACTGAAAACAAATCTGATGGCTGGATGGAAGCTTGTGGGGCTACAACACATGAAGAATGGTTGAGATTTGCAATAAAAATGATTACTGGTCGTAGTAAGATAAACTGAAATTTAGAAAGGATGTGGAGCAATGGAGAGATTGACAACAAATAAAGATGTATCAGAAATGGGAATGTATGAACTGGCACACAATAGTTGTTACATTAAGAATGGAAAAACACGATACAGAGATTTTGAAAGGGACATTGATACGAGGGATTTAGCAAGAAATTTGATGAAAATATTTGCTGATGAAGAGATATATATTGATGATGATAATTTTGATGATGAAATGCTTGAATTACTGAGTAATGGCACAAGCACAATCGAAGGATTGATTGCTTCGTTCTATTGTAATATGTGGGCTATGGCAGAGCTAAGAGAAAGATTGAAAGAATATGAGGATGCAGAGGAACAGGGTAGGCTTGTAAAGCTGCCCTGCAAAGTAGGGGACATTGTTTATGAAGTTAATGAAATGAGAAATTATGTGTCTGAATTTGTAATAACATCAATTACAATTTATCTGCATAGTGTTCAATATAATTGGAAATTGGTAAATGGTATTTATAAAAATAGTGTTGGATTTGCTGATTTTCATATAGGCAAAACAGTATTTCTAACCAAATCCGAAGCTGAAGTAAAATTGGCAGAATTGAGGGGTATGAAAAATAATGAAAACTGATATGGAAATATTGCACGAATACATAGATAAATACGATAAAGAATTTTATGGAAAATTATCTTTTTTGGAGCAAATCTTGTATCAGTGCCAAGTAAGAAACACATTGAGTTTTAGCTTGTATCTGTTAAGACACAGAATTTTAGAGTTTCTCAATGTGTTTGTAAAAACTATGAAAGTAGTAAACAATGAGCATTATGTAATTAATGACATTAAGAATATATCAGAGCAGTTAAAGGCAGAAGGAGAACAAAAAACAAAATGACAAAAAAAGAATGTAACCAGCTATATTACATAAATAGAGAAATCAAAATGTGGGAAAAAGAACTGGCCAGAATTAGAAATAAAAGCTATGTGGATAGTCCGAAGGTGACAGGTATGCCAATAGGAGCAGGGGCGTCAGATAAGACTGTAGAGAGGTCTTTACTAGAGCTGGAATATGAGAAGTTAATAGAGCAACTTAGAACAGTTGCGGCGCTTAAAAAAAATGAGATTTTAAATTTTATAAGCACAATAGAGCTATCTTCAGACAGGCAGATTGTTTTCCTAAGGGCAGCAGCATTACTTCCTTGGTCTGTAGTAGCTGATGAGATTGGTGGGGATAATACAGAAGATAGCGTCAGAAAAAGATATGATAGACTATTTGATAAAAAATAAAAGTTGTCCGATATGTCCGATTCAAATATGATATATTGGTATTAGTGAAAAAAGGTTACAAGACATTAATATACATAAACCTCCTAAAAAGGGTATCCGGTAATAATCGGATACCTTTTTTGTATGTGATATCGCAATAAAGAAAGAAGGTGAGCCTAATGACAGCTAAACAAAAACTATTTTGTGATGAGTATTTGATAGACCTGAATGCAACGAGGGCCTACAAGACAGTTTATTCAAAGTGTAAAACAGATGAAGCGGCTGCTGTATGTGCTTCCAAATTGTTAAGAAATGCTAAGGTTGAAAAATATATTGAAAAGAGGATGCAGGATAGAGAGAAACGAACAGAAATAACACAAGATGAGGTGTTAAAAGAGCTGGCAGCCATTGCTTTCGCCGATATAACTGACTATGTAAGAGTAATAGAAAAGCAGGCAGTACAGACAGATGAGGAAGGGAAAAAAATACCATTAATTGACAAAGATGGAAAACCAATAATGGTACCAACTATTGAATATACCCAATCTGATGAACTGACAAAGGAGCAGACAAAGGCAATCGCATCTATCAAATATGGTAAAAATGGTATAGAAATAGAAATGTGTGACAAGGTCAAAACATTAGAGCTATTAGGTAGACACCTTGGAATGTTTAAAGAAAAAGTTGAGCTATCAGGAATAATGGAGGACAAAAAGAAGCTGGATAATATTATCGAGAATCTGACCGGTGGTGATGGATAGTGAGCTTTATATTATCAGAAAAGTATAAAGACTTTTGTAAACTTGTCCTGACAGATAAAACCATTGTGGATGTACTAGAAGGTACAACTGCTGCAGGAAAGACCACAGTAGGCACATTTGCTTTTATTGCTAAGGTATATAATTCAAAATCAGAAAAAGCGAGTATTATATCTGGTCTTGATACAGGAACCATTGAAAAGAACATAATCAAGGCAGAGCTTGGTATATTAGATATATTTGGAAGCATTGTCGAGTACAATGGTAGCGGAACAAGCAAAGTAAAACAATCACATTTATTGGTTCATGGCAAATATGGAGACAGAGTAGTATATATATTCGGATATGATAACAAGGTAAAATGGAAAAAGAACTTAGGAGCCCAGTATTATGCTACATATATCGATGAAGTAAATATTGCTGATATTGATTATGTAAGAGAGACGGTGATGAGGTCTGATTATACAATGATGACTCTAAACCCAGATGATCCTAATTTGCCAGTGTACAAAGAATACATTAACTGTAGTCGGCCGATAGAAAAATATACAGAGGACGCACCTGCAGAAATCAATAATATGCTAAATGAAATAGAACCAAAGCCAGGATATGTGCATTGGTTCTTTTCTTTTAAACATAATGCCGGATTACCACAAAAGAAGATAGAACAGATTATATTAAATGTTCCAAAAGGAACAAAGTTATATAAAAATAAGGTCCTAGGACTTAGAGGGCGAGCAACAGGTCTTGTATTTGAAATATTTAGTAGAAAAAGACATGTAATCACAAGGGAAGAAGCGAAGAAATACATAAAGAACGATTCACCAGAACAGGGCGAATGGTTCATACAGTTTACAGCGGGCCTAGATACTTCATATTCGCAAAAGTCGCCTGATACAATAGCGATGACATTTGCAGGCATTACCAATAAAGGAAAATATATACTACTAAGCGAAAAGAAATACAATAACGCTGAATTACAACAGCCTATAGCACCCAGCGATACAGTTGTTAATTTTATAGATTTCCTTAATAGAAATCGGAAAGAATGGGGATTTGCAAGAAATACATTTGTAGATAATGCAGACCAGGCAACACAAACAGAATTTATAAAATACAAAAGAACACATATGGATTGTATGTATATATTTAATGATGCGTACAAAAAGATAACCAATATAGACAGAATAAACCTACAGCTAGGATGGATGTCATACGATGATGAGCATGGAAAAACACCATGCTTTTTTGTTACAGAAGATTGTCCAGAATATATAAACGAAATGGAACTGTATAGCTGGAAAGAGGACAAAGATAACGAGCCAGAAGATGGTCACGACCATTTTATACAGTCGGCACAATATGGCTGGATACCATACAGAGACAAAATATACAGAAAGGATATGTGAAATGAGCATTATGGAGCAGGTAAGAAAGAAGCTAAGGAGCTTCCTGAGAATTGAAAACCCACAAACAAATATATATACGCTCAGTAATTTAACTGACTACGAAACTGAATGCATTATAAACAAGGTGTGGTCATGGGGCGATAAGGAAGCAATCGAACAGTTATACAAACAGCTGACATCTGGCACAACATCATTAAACTTCTGGGCTGCAACCCCTTCTCTTGGAATAGTAAAGAGACATACCGGCATCCCAGGAGTAATAACGAAAACACTAACAGATATAGTGGTATCGGATATGAATGATATTCAGGTTGAAGAAAAACACAGCCTGAAATGGGAAGAAATATTAAAAGATATAGAAATTGAAGATTTGATAAGTGAAGCAATAAAGGAAACATTAGTAAATGGAGATGGAGCCTTTAGAGTGGCCATTGATACAGAGGTAAGCAAATATCCGATTGTGGAATTTGTGCCAGGAGACCAGATAGAGTATCGCAGAGTCAGAGGAAAGATAAAGGAGATAGTATTTAAGTCCCCAATAAACTATAACCATAAAAGATATCTTTTTGAAGAGACCTACGGATATGGATATATTAAATCAAAACTGTATGACGGAGATAATGAAATACCACTAAAAAGTATTCCTATACTAAGCGAATTAGAAGGAAATGTTGAGTATCCTGGAAACTTTATCATGGCAGTGCCATTAATGTTTTTTAAATCAGACAAATTTAAAGGACGAGGCAGAAGCATATATACTGGAAAACATGACAGCTTCGACTCTTTGGATGAAATATGGAGCGAATGGATGGATGCTGCGCGTAAGGCAATGACAAAAGAATATATACCAGAAGGTCTTATGCCAAGAGACCCAAAAACAGGAGCACTACTAAAGTATAATGACTTTGACCATCAATTTATCGCAACAGAATCTCCGATGAATGAAGGAAAAACTAATAAGATAGAAACGGTACAGCCTTCAATACCACACGAAAGCTACCTTGCAACCTATATAACAGCATTAGATTTGTGCTTACAAGGAATAATATCTCCTTCCAGCTTGGGAATAGACACAAAGAAGCTGGATAATGCCGAAGCGCAAAGGGAAAAAGAAAAGACAACCCTTTATACAAGAAATAAAGTAGTGTCTACATTACAAAAAGCAGTTCCTGAACTGGTAGATATAATATTTAAAACCTATGAGACACTCAACAAAAACCAGATATATGATGTGAAATCTGAAATTACATTTGGAGAATATGCAAATCCATCCTTTGAAAGCCAGGTTGAGACGGTTGGCAAAGCAAAGACACAAGGAATAATGAGCATAGAAGCTTCTGTAGAGGAATTATATGGAGATACAAAAGACAAGACATGGAAGGATAAAGAAGTGGAAAGGCTCAAAAAAGAATTAGGAGTTGCAGAAGTAGAGGAGCCTTCAGTAGATGCAGATAATTTGAATATTGTATGATAAAGGATAGAATATGACAAACGATACATATGATATTGTAAAAGCAATAGAAAGCATAGAAAATGAATTAATAGCGTCAATGATTGCCAATTTGGAACACCATCAGGCAGAGGAGATAAAAGAAGGATATAACTGGTCACAATGGCAGGTAGAACAGCTTGCAGCTCTTGACCGTTATAAAAAACAAAACCTGAAAAAATATAGTGGTGTGTTTGACAATATTAACAAAAAGATAAAACCACTCATTGATATTCAAAGAGCAGAGGGCAATTCAAAGCAAGAGGTAGCAATATTGAATGCCATTAAGGATGGAGCCAAAATTGAAAAGACACAAAAGAGTGTCAAGATGGCTGGAAAATTCATAAAAATAAATGATAGAAAAGTAAATGCTTTGATAAATGCCACTATAAATGATGTAAAAAAAGGTGAGGTCGCAATACTACGAATGACAAACGATAAATACCGTAAAATAATATATAATGCTCAAGTGTACGCCAGTACAGGAGCATCATATAAAAAGGCGGTAGATATGGCCACAAAAGATTTTCTGGCAGCAGGAATAAACTGTATAGAATATCAGAACGGTTCAAGACACACGCTGGAAGAATATACCGACATGGCTATCAGAACAGCTCAAAAAAGAGCATATCTTACCGGAGAAGGAGAAAAGCGTAAAGAATGGGGCATAAGCACAGTAATAATGAACAAAAGAGGAGATAATCCTTGCCCCAAATGCCTACCTTTTGTAGGGAAGATAATGATAGATGATGTGTGGAGTGGTGGTAGCAGTGAAGACGGGCCATATCCCTTAATGAGTAGTGCAGTGGCAGCAGGCTTATATCATCCACGGTGCAAAGACCATCATACTACCTATTTTGAAGGAATAAGCGAGAAGCCTGACGATACATTTACAAAAGCGGAAATAAAGGAAATAGAAAACAACCAACGCAAGACAAACGAACAGCAATATGCCGAAAGACAAGCGAAGAAATATAATAGGTTGTCCACTTACTCACTAGATGAAGACAACAAGAAAATGTATAAAGCAAGGGAAAAGGAGTGGAAAGAAAAAGCAGGATTATATACTGCTGAAACAGGAAAGAAGAATAACGAATTTATACCTGCAAAAACCATTGAAGAAGCACAAGAATATATAGCAAAGTTTGTTGATGAAAGCCAGTTTGGGGCATTAGGTGTATCTTACAAAGGCTTAAGTGTAGATACAACAAATGAAGTAAACAGGGTATTAACAGATTTATTCTTTGATTATGATGTTAAGAAATTTGGCGGTGTTTATGTACCAAAAGCAAATTCAAAAATAGGAAAGCAAATAGATGGTGCGGTTGCAGGATATTCACCAGTGAGAAATTCCTTAATACTAAATAAAAATAGCTTAGATAATGCGGTGATGAAAGCATCACATGATGAAGAAGTGGCATTGATTGCTCAATATAAAAATGATCCATCAAGCTTAAGCTTTAAGACAAAAAGAGCAGAAGAAGTAACAAAAGCTTCTATACTTTCAGGAAGAGCAACAGTTCCTGAAACAATAGAAGAAGCACTTAATCATGAGTTTGGTCACGCATTAGAGAAAGTTGTTAAGCAATCAGAAAACTATGGCAAAGTTGCATCTAATATGCAGAAGTATGCTGAGAAAATATCTGGATATGCAACATATAATGAAAATGAATACATTGCAGAAAGCTTTGCATCTTATAGAAAAGGTGAAAATGTCATTGATTCTGATTTAAGAAAGATTTTTGATTCATTAAAATCAAAGAATGGTGTTGCAACAACAAGCAAAAGTGATACAATAAATACAGAAGAGTTAATAAATTACAATTCAAGTTCTTTTAAAACATATAAACTTAGCAAAAAAGAGTATGCTCATGTAATGTCAGAGTTAAATACTAATGTTAATGATAGGCAAAAAGAGTTAAAAGTGTTTACAAAGGCTATTGGTGAATATGTTTATACTGTTGAAAATAATGGATTTGGTAATTATAGAATCATAGGAAGAACAAAGATTGATTAGAGAGGTCAAATATGGCAGGGAATGAATTAAAAGAAAAACTTAAAACTAAGTTAAAAGAAATATGGGATGATTATGATTTTATAATAGGAACAATTTCTTATCTTAAAGATGATGAAGATATTCAAAGTATGCTTGATTATCTTGATGAGCCAAAAGAAAAGGACTTATCACAAATATCACTACACGCATTACACTTGTATCAATTAAGAAATGAAGAAATACTTGTTGATGATTTTGGCAACTTATCAAAAGAAATAGAAGTTAAATAATTAAAGCACTTTGCAGATGCAGAGTGCTTTTTTAATGCAAGAAAGAGAGGCAAACAAGATGGAATTAAAAGAAACAGTAGAAATGATGAATAGTGAAGATTACAAGGAAAGATTCAAGGCTGAATATTATCAGGCAGTAATCAGATATAAAAAGCTTAAATCAATGCTTGATAAATGGGATAATGATAAATTGAATTTCAATCCTACATGCCCAAGAAGCACATATAATATGCAGGTTAAAGCAATGACAGATTATATTGCAGTTCTTGAAGCAAGAGCAGTTATGGAAGGTGTTGAATTAATAGAAGATGAGATATTTTAGCAGAAGCGATATCGCAAGGAGGTGATAAGATGAAGGCGGTAGAAACTATAAAAGATTACCGAGATATTCAAAAGTCGGTAATATTTCACAAGGGCGAAACACATCCGGTAAGTGATGAGAGAGCCAAAGAGTTAATCAAAGCGGGTGTAGCCAAAATAATTGAACCATTAAAAGACAAATAAAAAAGCAGGGTGCTTTTTTAATGCCCGAAGGCAATAAACTACACGGAGACACCGGTGTAACAACTGAAATGAGAGACACTCAACAACTGAAAATAGGGAGACACCCTTAAAACTGAAAGGAGAACACGATGGAAGGTACAAACATATCACAGCAGAACAATGAAACAAACACCCAAGGAGCTCAGGGTGGAATAGGTGCAATAAGCGGTGGAATAAGCTTCGATTATGAAAAATTAGCAAGTGTAATCACAGGCAAGCAGGCAGTAGCAGAGGACACAGTATTAAAAAACTATTTTAAGCAGCAGGGTCTTAGCCAGGAAGAAATGAACCAGGCTATAAATGCATTTAAAACAGAAAAAGCTAAAAATACACCAAACGCTGCAGCATTACAGACTCAGCTTGAAAATGCTAATAAAGCATTATTGCAGGCTAATATTGATAAGCAGGCAACACTGGAAGCTTATAATATGGGGTTAGATGCTAAAGTAGTTCCTCATGTATTAAAACTTGCCGAACTGGATAAGGCAGTAGGGGAAGATGGAAATATCAATACAGAGGAAATCCAGAAGGCAATAAAAAAAGTATTAGATGATGTTCCAGCATTTAAAGGAACGAATAGCGATGGTAATAACAATATTGGAGGCTTCAAGATAGGCGGAAACGCAGGAGCAACAGGTGGAACAGACCAGGAAACAATGCTCTTGGATTTGTTCGGAATAAAAAAATAGAAATGAGGTAAAAAGATATGGCAATAGTAGAATACGCAACAACATTTAGCAATGTGCTCAGACAGTTATATGGTCAGAGCCAGACATCATTTGACTTATACCAGTCAAATTCAGACATACAGATAATCAATGGAAAGCAGATTAAAATTCCAAAATTATCAATATCAGGATATAAGGACCATACAAGAGGAGGCCAGTTCAATAAAGGCACCTACACACAGGACTATGATATTAAAAATCTCGACCACGATAGAGATATTGAATTCGCAATCGATCCAATGGATGTGGATGAAACTAATATGATAGTAGCGATTGCGAATATTCAGAAGAGATTTGAAACTACACAGGCGATTCCTGAAGCAGATTGCTACACATATTCAAAGCTTTATGCAGAATATGAAAGAGTGGGGAATACAGTTAAAACAGGTGCCCTTACGGCTCAGAATGTTCTTTCAGATTTCGATGATAATTTATCAGCATTAGAAGACAAGGGTGTGCCATTGGACAGAGTAATCATGTACTGCACAACGGAATATAAAAAGCTTTTAAAGAATGCAGAGGGAATATATAGAACATTGCAGGCGAATGGAGAAGCTGGAATTGACAGAAGAATAAAAACAGTTGATGACATCGGGAAGATTATCACTGTTCCATCTGCAAGATTTAAGACAGCTTATAACTTCACAGAAGGCTGTACACCGGCAGCGGCTGCGAAACAGATTGATTATATCTTAATAGATCCTGAAAGCCAGGTATCAAGAAATAAGTATGCTTATATCAAAGTATTTACACCAGGGCACGACTCTAGAACAGCTGATAACTACTTATATCAGAACAGAAAATACAACGGTACATTTGCTATTGATGAATTGTTTAAAGATGGTTGCATCATCCATACAGAAGAATAGGAGGCGATACAATGAAGGCGGTAAAAGCTAACAAAGAGTACAATGTAGACGAAAGCTCTAAAAAATCATATTTAGCACAGGGATATAATATTGTAGACGATAAAGGAAAAATTATTGAACGCTCTCCAGTGTCAACAGTAAAATATTCTGAATATGAAAAAGTAGTGGCTGAAAAAGAAGCACTAAAGGCTGAAAAAGAAGCACTAAAGGCTGCAAAAGAGGCACTAGAGGCTAAAAATGCTGCACTTATGTCTGAACTGGAAAAGGCAGCAGGCGAAGAAAAGACAGATACAAAGAAAAAATAGAGGTGATTAAAATGTCATATGCAGACAAGGAATACTACAAGGATGTATACAAAGGAAATACAATATCAGAAAGTGATATTGAAAATGCTTTAAATACGGCAAGTATTCATATCGATAGTCTTACATATAACAGAATAGTAGCATTGGATTTTGAAAAACTGACACCATTTCAGAAAGAAAAAGTGCAAAGAGTATGCTGCGAGCTGGCAGAATGGGAGCAGGCTAATGGGGAAGCTATTAGCTCTGCTCTTAGCTCTTATAGTATAAATGGTGTCAGTATGGCTTTTTCAAAGGGATTTAATGTAAAAACAATAAATGGAGTGCTGATTCCAAATCAGATATATTCGCAATTGTCCCAGACGGGACTTTGTTCGGGGGTGATAAGATGAAATATCCTTGTTTGGTGCCACTTCAATACTGTAAAACGGATGTAATCATTAATATTGAATTGGAAGATACCGAAATCGATGGTTCACCAAAAAAAGTAACCTATGAGGGCAAGTGCAATTATCAGGACAGCGGAAAAACTATATTTACGGCTGAGAAAAGAACAGTGCAGGTGAATGGCACTGTTCTTATACCAAAAGATATAGCACCGGATATTCCTAATATTACAAAAGGCAATGTAATAATAAATGGTGAAAAAAGAGATATTGCATCTGGAAATAAATGCAGGAATCCAGACGGAACAGTCAACTTTACAAAAATAGAGGTGAAATAATGCCCACAAGACCGTTAAAAAACAGTAGGGTAAAGATATATACCCAAAGAGTAAAACAGCTCGAAAAAGCGGCAATAACAGCCTTGGAGCATACAGCAGAATATATTCATACCGATGTAGTACAAAGTCAGGTTGTGCCTAGAGAATCTGGAGCTCTTCAAAATGAAAAAATGTTCGTAGATTACTCAAAAAGGAATGATGGTAAGGTATCAATCAATTTTGAAGGACCTTATGCAAGAAGATTGTATTATCATCAAGAATATCATTTTAACAAAGAAGCAAATTCAAATGCAAAAGGCAAATGGATGGAAGATTACACACCATCAGGAGATAAGTATGATAATGTGAAAAAAGCTTATGCAAATTTTTATAGAAAGGCAACAAAAATATGATAACAATAGAGGACATTAGAGATTATATAGTGACCTTAGGCATGACCGATGCTGAAAGATGTTATTGTGGAACTCTTGCTACAAAAAAAGAAATGGCAATAGGTACTTATAATCTAAAAAGGACAAGCAGTCACAAAACTATTGGCGAAAGTTCGTATAAAACCAAGGCAATATCCTTTCTGGTGCATTGGAATCAATCATCAATTGAAACGGAAAAAGTAGCAATACAGTTGCATGAAAAATTAGAAAAAACAAAACAAACAGAAATAAACGGACACAATATTTTATTTATTCAAATGGAACAGGACGAGCCTATAAGCATAGGAACAGACGAAAATGGAATATTTGAATATGTAATAGAGTGTCTATTTTATTTTGAGAAAGGAACAGAATAATGGCAGAAATAGTAAGAAAAGGTGTAAACCCGGTAAATGAAATAACATTTGGTGTGTCAATCACGGGCAGACCAGAAACAGGCGAAGCAACTTCTACGGTAGTAAAAGATGCTGAAAGTCTTTCAATATCTATCGACGGATCCGTAGAAGAATGGAATGCAATGGATATGGCAGGCTGGACAAGAAGACTTATGACAGCTAAGTCAATATCTGTATCAATGGGTGGTAAGAGAAACTATGGAGACTCTGGCAATGATTATGTGGCGTCGCTAGCATGGAAGAACGGACAGGACTGTAATTCAGTCTTTTTCATTATTTTTCCAAATGGAGACAAGCTGCAGTTCGATTGCGTAATCAATGTAACTTCAATGGGTGGAGATGCCACAGCGATAGATGCTTTAGAGTGGGAAGCATTGTCTGATGGAAAACCAAAATACACAGCATATCAGAGCGTATAAACATTAAGGAACTGGCCAAAGGGCTGGTTCCTTTTTTAGAAAGGACAATAATATGGCTAAAATATATGACATTTCAATGAAAATAACAAACGAATTACCAACAATTAAAATCACAGACGATATTGTGGTAACAGTAAATAACAGAAAATCTACAATCCTTAATATTCAGGCAATGATAATGGAGGAAGAAAAGAAAGTACATGAAGAGAATGATTCTTATGAATTAGGAATCATGGATAAAGCATTAAAGCTGCTTGTAGGAGAAAAGAGAACAGAAGAAATCAATCAGTTAGACCTTCCTATTAATGAATATAAAGAAGTTTATTCAGCGATAATGAAAGTCGCACAGGGTGTAGATATAGATGCACCCAGAGAAGAACAGTAATATAGAACTTTACTACGACCTTATAGAAGACTGGGAGCTCATAGAAAGCTCTTTCCTTAAGCAATATGGGATAAGATTAAGAGCAGATGATGATATGAGCTGGTCGGAATTTACATCACTGCTATCTGGAATAATGCATGATACACCATTAGGCCAGATAGTAGCTATAAGGTCAGAGAAAGACCCTAAGGTGCTTAAAAATTTCAATAAAGAACAAAAAAGAATAAGAAATGAATATTTGAAGAGAAGAGCAGAAAAGAGGAAAGAAAACCCAAACGAATACAATACCTATTGGAAAAACTTTCAGGAATGGGCAAAACAATCATTTAGTTAGAGAAGGAGGTGAACATATTGGAGGATAAAGGTTCAAAACAAGCAAAAACAGTAGTTGGACAATTGGCTTTTGAGTTAGGTGTTGACATGAATTCACTTAATTCGTCATTAAGAAAAGCTACAAAAAGTGCAGATGTACAATTAACATCATCGTTTAAAGGAATTGGCAAAAAAATAGCAGGTGCTTTAGGAACGGCAGCGATAGTATCATTCACAAAATCGTGCATCGACTTAGGCTCATCCGTATCTGAAGTACAAAATGTAGTAGATACAACATTCACATCAATGTCTGCACAAGTAAATGATTTTGCTAAAAATGCAATGACTACATATGGTTTAAGTGAGCTTAAAGCTAAAGAATATGTATCTACACTGGGAGCGATGTCGCAATCTATGGGAACAACAGAGGCGAAAGCCTATGAAATGTCTACAGCGGTAGCAGGTCTTGCCGGTGATGTGGCATCATTTTACAATCTTGATACAGATGAAGCATATAATAAGCTTAAAGGCATATGGACAGGCGAAACAGAGGCATTAAAATCATTAGGTATTGTAATGACACAGACTGCATTAGACGAATATGCTCTCAATGAAGGATTTGGAAAAACTTCTGCAAAAATGACCGAACAAGAAAAGCTTTTGTTAAGATACCAATATGTAACAAGCTCGTTAGGTAAGGCGACAGGAGATTTTGTTAAAACACAGGACAGCTGGGCAAACCAAACAAGAATACTTTCGTTAAGATTTGACAGCCTTAAAGCTAGCCTCGGAAAAGGTTTTATTAATATCTTAACACCACTTTTAAAAATCGTTAATCAATTAGTAGAACGGTTGGCGGTATTGGCGCAAGGCTTTGCAGATTTTACAGCAACATTGTTCGGAGTCAGTGAGGCCAGCGATGGCTTATCTCAAATAACAAATAGTGCAACAGACACAGCTGGTGGCATAGATAATATAACAAATAGTACAAAAGAAGCTTTAAAGGAGCTTGCAGGGTTCGATAAGATAACAAAGCTAGGAGACAGTACACAGTCTTCAGGAACATCATCCGATGTGTCTGAAATGATACCAGGTGGTACAGTATCTAATCAGGTAGGTGTAGTTTTAGGAGCAGCAGAAAGTCTAAAAGAAATACTAGGACCACTAACAGAAAGCTTTGAAGATTTTAAGGCAGCAGTTGAACCATTTGGAAAACATATTGGGGAAGGTCTCGTATGGCTATATGAAAATGCATTAAAACCACTCGCAACATGGACGATAACAGACTTGGTACCCTCATTTTTAGATATGCTATCAGGAGCTATTGAGCTTTTAGATGGAATAATAGAAGCATTTAAACCTACAGGAAAATGGTTGTGGGATAATTTTCTAAAACCACTCGCAACATGGACTGGAAGTTTGATTGTTGATTTATTCAATGACTTAGGAGATGCTCTTAGCTCAATGAGCAAAAATAAAGATTTATGCACATTTCTAGCATCATTACTTACTACATTCACTGCATTTGAAGTAGGAAAAGCTGGTTATAAAGGAATAACCAATTTGTATGATAAAGTCAAGAATTTGGGAGCTATAGGAAAAGTTTCACTTGCAATTACAGCAGCATTTGTAGCGGCAGATGTTGGGTTTAATTTGGGAAATAAATTATATGAATTACTCTCTGGCGAAAAAGTTGAAATGTCAGCATCAATGCAGATAAAATACCTTTCCGATGCTACATGGGATGAAATAGGACACGCATTCAAAAAGATGGTAGATGATTGTATAGAATATATAAAATCATTATTTGGAATGGATAGTAATAGTTCGAGTTCACATACAAATACAAGTGGTTCGGGAAGAACACATAGCGGTGATGGTAGATCATTCGGAAGATCACATAGCGGTGGTGGTAGATCATTAGATAAGAATGAATTAATAGGAAATAGTGGTGAGGCAGAAGAAAAAGGAAAGAAAATAGGAAGAGCTATGGCTAAAGGTGTTACTTCAGGCTACACCTGCAGCATAGGAACCTCATTAGGAACGGTAAGCGATGCTACTAACACATTGGTAAATAAAGGAATAAAGGAAAAGATTTCAAAATTACCGTCTTTTATGCAAAGCACAACAAGGTCATCCCTTAATACAATATCTAGGGAAACAAGTTCAAATACATCCATTTGGACCTCGTTTAAGTCTTTGGTAGATAGCTCAGTCAAAAAGCCATTCTCAGATGTGGGAGGCTATTATAACAATGTCTTTTCAGATGCATGGAGAAAGATAAGCAATTCAGCAAGCTCAAATACTTCTATCAGTAGTGCCTTTAAATCGCTGGTAGATAATTCAGTAAAAAAACCATTTAAAGGCATAGGAGACCATTATGGCAATCTTTTTTCAGATGCATGGCGAAAGATAAAAAATTCAGCAAGTAGCGCATCAGGAGATTTTGGAAAGATAAATGATTCATTTAGCTCTTCATATAAAAATATAACAAATAAGCTTATATCAGGAATAAATACATCTATTGCTGGTCCTTTTAAAACTATTAATAATACCTTAAATAAAGTTAGAAATATATCAGTATTTGGTTTAAAACCATTTTCTAAGCTATGGAATAATAATCCGATTGGATTAGGTAAATTAATACCATTTCTTGCAGAGGGAGCATATGTTAAACCAAATACACCACAGCTTGCTATGATTGGTGATAATAGACATCAGGGCGAAGTAGTTGCACCTGAAGATAAATTAAAAGAGATGGCATTAGAAGCAGTAAGGGCAGCAGGAAACGGATACAACAGAGAAATATTAGCAACACTTAAGCTTATTTTACAGATATTACAAGGCTTTGACTTAAATATTGTCATAGATGGAAAAAAACTAAAGGATATCATTGTAGACAAGATAAACGAACAGACTAGAGCAACTGGTGTTTGTGAAATCACATTATAGGAGGTGGCAGATGGCTATTATATCAGTAAAAAAAGGTACAAGCATAATCGAACTGCCAGCACCAAGCACTATTTCGGTTGGAAGCGAAATAATATGGTCAGCGAATACCGGCAGAACATCGACAGGTAAAATGGTGGGAGATGTTATTGCAGAAAAAGATACACTTCAGATAACATGGGAATACCTTGTTACAAGTGAAAAAAATAAAATAAAAGACAATCTATCACCAGGATTTTTTACATTAAAAATCAATATTGATGGAACTGATGAAGAAATTACTGCCTACAGAGGCACACTCACATCAGAAGCAATAGGACAGCTTAGTGATGGCTTGTTCTATTATCGTTCTGTATCTGTGGATATCGTAGAACAATAGGAGGAGCTAATGTATAAAAGTATAAGCGAAAAGTGCAAAGAAATTTTAAGTAGAAGCAGTAGAAGATTTACTACTTCTATTATTTTAAATGAAAATGAGTGTAGCGATATAAAAAGCTATACACTGACATTAGGCTCATCAGGAGATAAAGCACCACTTATAGGAAGCACCGTAAGTGGCGCTTTAGAAATGATACTTAATACAGAATTGGCTCTAAAAAATCATGAAATAGAGCTGATTCAAAAAGTAATGCTTGATGATGGCGCATATGAAAATATACCAATGGGATATTATACAGTTACCTCAGCAATAAATAATGGTTCATACATAACTATAAAGGCAGCAGGATGTTTATCTACAAAAGGCGAAAAAGCATATTTTAGTAGTTTGGAATATCCAAATACTACAATAAATGTATTAAATGAAATATCGACTCTTTCAGGTATAAAAATCCACACGGAGGAACTTACAGAAATAGAGATAGCTTCCAAACCAGAAGGATATACCTACAGAGAAATGATAGGTTATATTGCAGCAATGTACGGAGCATTTGCGACAGAGGATAGAGATGGATATGTGCGCCTAAAATGGTATGAAAAATGTGAGACGGATATTTTTAAGGATAAAATATCAGAACCTAATTTAGAGCAGGATAAGGCACTATTAGCGTCATTTAAAGTTACATCAAACGAAAATACTTTTACAAAAGGCACTGGACTAAATGGTATTAATATCAGCAATCCATTTATGACGGAAGCTGCAATGGATATAGCATGGGAATCTATAAAAGATTTTGTTTATACACCAGGAACAATTCATATACTATCAGCAACACCTTGTATGGATATATGGGACATGTATGACCTGAATAATAATATTGTTATAGGCTGCTCATTAGTATATACATATGACGGTGGTTTGCAGGCGGATATAACAAGCGAAGGATTTAGCGAAACAGATAGCACATCAAATGCTGGTCCATTAACTAGACAGATGGAAAGATATTATGCAGAGCTTGTGCTTATCAATAAAGCGATGGTAAATACGCTGACAGTAGAGAAAGCAGATGCAAGATATATAGCTGTAGATAAACTTGATGTAGTCATTGCAGATATAGAAGAAGCTGTTATTGGCGATTTAACAGTAAACTTTGCTGACATTCATCTTTCAAATATAGATGTGGCAGATATCGGCAAATTCTATGCTAAAAGCGGAATTTTAGAAAATGTGCTAATAGAAGAAGGCAGCGTTACCGGTGAACTTAAGGGTGTACATATTTCAGGTGATTTGATTACAGCAAACACACTTAAAGTGAAAGATTTATTACTAGAAGGTGAAGACGGTCTTATATACCAAATAAATGCTCTTTCAAGTGGTTTAACAGCTTCCCAACTATCAGATGAAGCATATCAGAATAAATTATCAGGTACTGATTTATTAGCGAAATCGGTTACAGCAGACAAGATTAATGTAAAAGACCTAACAGCCTTTGGAGCAAATATAGCAGGATTCAAAATAAAAAAGAATTCAGAACTAGCTCTAGAAAATGCGATTGTAGATAGTGGTACTTTCACAGATAATGGAAATGGATCCTGGAATCTAAACGGAACAATTCATTTTAATTATATTAATTATTTTGGATATGAATTAGAATTTGTATATGGATGTTCATCTTTAAAAACGAAGACTATAAATGTTACAATAAATGGAAAATATCAAGATGAAGATTTAGAACCATATAACAGCATGGATACAATAATAAACAAAACAGGTCAAGAGGAGTATTCAAAAACAATAATCCCATACGGAATAATAAAGTTAAAAAGTAGCAATGGAAATTATGTGGTTCCAGATAAAATATCTGTATCCATTTCTTGTGATGACTTGGATGTTTTTGAATTTGATATCGAAGGTCTTACATATGGTTCAATATCTTATGGAACAGATACACTGGCCGGAAATGCAAAGAGCATATATCTTTCTGCCGAAGGTATAAGTTTAGGAAAAAAATTCGTCGTAACACCAGACGGATATATGACAGCTATGGCAGGGAAAATAGGCTGCTTAAATATTAATGAACTAGGAAAGCTGACAACAGAAATTAGTGGCGACCCTGCATTAATAGACGAATATATCTCGCTAAAATATGAGGCAGGTAATGTAGGCATTACAGACTCTATTTATGCAACTATTAATGGTACAAGCGGAATTACAGCAAGAGGACTTCATGCTTACAGACAACATAGTTATAGTGATATTTACGGAACTTATAATACAAATCCGTATGATAGAGAAGATGTTGAAACCACAGTAACATCAGATTGTATAAGGACAACAAGGAAATTTTATGAAGGCATAGAAACAGTAGGTACACTTACAGGAAATATTAATTTTTCAACTCTAATAGAAAAGAATACAACCTATTCGTTGTGCGATATCACATTTGACAGAGTGGAAATGAAATATTTAGAAGCTGATAGAATAGAAACGACAAGTGGAACTGTTGAAAATTTAAAAGTATCAGGCTCGCTTAATGCTACATTGTGGAAAGGAGCAGGTGGGAGAGGTTTAATAGATGCTATAACAGTGACTATATCAGGCACAATAAATGCAAGTAGTACAGGAACGCTATCGGGTACATTCAATATTCCAACTGGATACAGCTCGTGTGGAGTAATAGGCTATAACTTAACAACATATTCATTATCACCTGTAACAGTTAAAGTAGCAGGAAAAACAGTCACAATAGCAGTTAGAAATTTGACAACATCATCTGTAAAGGTATCAAGTGGTAGTGCAGTAGTTTTGTTAGTAAAAAATACAGCTTAAAAAATAAACACTTTAAGCAGTTCGCTAAACTGCTGTTTAACGCACAAAGAAAGGAATAAAAAAATGAAGAATTTTGAAATAGTAAGAAATATAAACAACTTAACCGAATTTAAAAACAGAAACAAGGATACTAAGATACCAATAAAAATTAGTTTTACAATCAACAGAAATCTAAAAACACTGGTTAAAGAATACACTGTATATAAGGAAACCCTCGAGGAATTAGAGGCGGAATACAAATGTAGTGCCAGTTCGATTTCTGATGACACTCCACAAGAATTCGTGTCAAAATTAAATGAATTGTGTAATACGGATGTAGATGCGGAGATAGATAAAATAAATGAAAGCGATTTTGGCGAATACGATATAACACCGTACGATTTGGACCTGCTTTCATCAATTATTAATTACTAGGAAAGGAGGAAACATATGCTAAACGAGATTGTCACTGTTCTGGGAGTGGCATCTATTCCGTCAATGGTAGTTGCCGGAATAGTAAGCTTCCAGATAAATAAGCTACAAAAACATATTGACGACAAAGAAAAATCACGCTCCGAGCGTGATTTTTTAGTTGTAAAAGGTACATTAGCAGCCATATCTTTAGGAGAGGCGCAGGCAAATGAGCTTCTAAAAACAAATAAAGTAAATGGTGACACCACAAAGGCGTTAGAATATGCCAGTGGTGTGAAACACGAATTGCAAGATTTCTATACCAGGCAAGGAATCGAAAATTTAAAGTAAAGGAGATTTTATTATGAGAGAAAAAACTAAGAAATGGTTAAAGGCAGCAGGAGTAAGAGCAGTAAGGACAGTAGCACAGACAGCGGTGGCCACAATCGGAACCAGTGCAGCAATGGGAGATGTTAACTGGCTTATGGTGGCCAGCACATCAGCATTAGCAGGTATATTGTCATTATTGACAAGTGTTGCAGGCATCCCAGAAGTAACAGAATAGGAGCAATAATATGAAATCAACGGAATTTATTGAAAAAATTAAAAATGTAGCAGACAATTACAACACAGTATATGGTAAGGGTGGCTTCGGTCATCCTTGCACAGAAATGACTATTGAAAACCTTAAAGCAGCATATCCAGATTGGTATGATACTGCGAGGGCAGAAAGTCTTAGGAAGTTTGTAGGAAAACAGTATTATATTTTTGATTGTGTGTGTTTAATAAAGGCAGTGCTGTTTTGGGGTTGGAGTGGAAATTTTAATGCTGCATATGGAGGGGCTATGTATGACGGAAAGACGGATTATACAGAGAAAGGATTGCTTAATGCTTGCACTTTTACAAGTGATAATTTCAATATAATTGTTCCTGGGGAACTTGTATATATGCCAGGCCATGTGGGGGTTTATGTTGGAAAAGGTCAAGTGATAGAATGTTCGCCAAAGTGGAAGAATGGTGTTCAATATAGCAATCTTGGAAATCTTGCAAAGTATAAGACAGGTAATAACAGAGTGTGGTCCAGACACGGTAAGCTTCCTGGTATTGATTATTCTGTGGCTACCTCTACAGATGAATGTAAAACATATACTGTTATCAAAGGCGACAGTTATTGGCTCATTGCCGAAAAGGTGCTAGGAAAAGCCAGCAGATTTAAAGAAATACAGGCTTTAAATGGCAATAAGAATCTGTATCCAGGAGATGTTATCAAGATACCAACAGATAAAATAACTACAACAGCCGAAGCAGCAGCGAAAAAGCTTGTTGTTGGCTCAAAAGTAAAGGTAAAGGCTGGAGCTATGTTCTGTAATGGTATTCAGCCGGCAAAATTTGTATATGCAACAAAATATGATGTATTGAAAATTTCAGGAGATAAGGTAGTTATTGGTGTGGGTAAAACAGTTACAGGTGAAATGAAGATAAATAATTTAATCATTCAGTAATGTTAGGGCAGGTCTTGTGAGGCGACAGAAACCTCAAAGGACCTGCCATATTTTTATATTTTGCGGTGCCAATTTTTAATATTATTTTAATATTTTTGCTTTTAGCTTATAAAAACTGTTGACAATATACCCAAAAGGGTATATAATGATATATGTAACAAGGAGAAATAAAGCAGAAAGGAGAAAAAACAGATGGCTAAGAAAAATAAAAAAAGGCTATCCCCAAAAGAGATAGCCGAGCTGGTTATCAAAGCGGTTATTGCGGTAGCAGCTTTGATAGAAGCTCTTAAATAA